ATTTTGCGACATGGTGCAAAGTCGGCACATTCGGGATATATATATAAAAATAGCGGTTGTATGTATTTATTCTCGACAGGTACCATTTATCCAAATGAGAAACTTATTACACCATTCCTAGCTTACACCATAAAGTACCATAATGGCAATTTTAAGGCTAGCGCAGCGGATTTATACCATAAGGGTTATGGTAGCCGCATGATGCCTAAAAAACAAAGTATTACGCAAGATATTAAGATTGAACAAAAAGATATTGACTTCCCAATTGATATTTACCCGATTGAAATACAAAACTATATAATCGAATGCAATAAAACACTAGACAGCAGCATTGATTATATGGGTTGCACTATGCTATGGCAACTATCAGTTATAATTGGCAATAGCATACAAATTGAAGTAAAAAAAGGTTGGTATGAGATAGCTAACGTATGGATTGCAATAGTAGGTAAAGCAGGATTAGGTAAAACACCTAGCATACACAATATTATATACCCATTGCAGAAAGTTAATAGCCGTAGAATTAAAGAATATATCAAGAATTACGAAAGATTTGAACACTATGAAAAATTGACTAAGGAAGAAAAGAAACAACATGAGGAAGTAAAAAAACCAATTAAACAGCAATTTATAGCAAATGATATTACCCTAGAGGCTTTAGTAGCTTTGCATCAAGATTCTAAAAATGCAGTAGGGGTATTTAAAGATGAATTAGCAGGTTGGTTCAAAGACATGAATAAGTATAGAGCTGGTTCAGATTTAGAATTTTGGCTTTCTACTTGGAGCGGCAAATCAGTATCAATGAATCGAAAAACCGCATCAAGTGTTTTTGTAGATAAGCCTCTTATTCCTGTTTTGGGTGGCATACAACCAAACGTATTACAAACATTCTACACAGAAGAAAACAAGGATAACGGATTTGTTGATAGGATGCTATTAACCGACCCCGATTTGAAAGTAGTTCGGTATAATAGTAAGGATATAGACCCAGCTACGATACAATGGTATGAGAACGCAATTGTAGCTTTTTATGAGTACGTTATAAATAACTTCTTAGATTATACTGAAGACTTTGAAATATTGCCTAAAACGGCTAAATTAAGCAAGGCAGCTAAAACAGAATGGGAGCGGATTTTTAACGAAATAACAGAAATTCAAAATTCAGACGATGAAAACGAATATATGAAATCAATGCTTCCAAAGCAGAAATCTTATATTCCTAGATTTGCTCTACTTCTCCATGTTTTGGAGTTTTTTATGAATTCGGAATCTATTGACCCGTTTCAAATATCTAAGGAATCGATGCTAAAAGCCGAAAAGCTAAGCAAGTATTTTATCGCTATGGCTAAGAAAATAAAAGTCAATTCACTAGAAATGGGCGAAATCAAGCAAGTAATGTACAACCATAAAAACAAGTCGAAACGTGAGCAATTTATGGAGCTTTATAACCAAAATAATGAGCTGAATCGCACTAAAGTAGGCGAAACTTTGGGCGTAAGTCGGATGCAAATTTCCAGATGGATTAGGGAGTTCTCAAACGAATAAATTAAATAAAATTATAATACATAAAATTCTCATGAAATCGAAAAAACAAAAATTTACTGTAACATTTGAGCCAAAATGTTACACCTATGTTACACCTAAAGAATGTAGTAATGATGCAGCTTTGATGCCATTTTTACGACAATGTTACTGTAACATTCTAAAAATAAGATTTATAAAACAGATTGGCAAGGTTTTTAAAATTTCACTTTTTTCCGATGTTACAGTAACATTTCGCTGAAACCCTTGCTATCATTGAAAAACTACTGTAACATTTACTGTAACATTGGTGTAACATTTTTACATAAATGTTACACTTTTTGCCAAAAAATACATTAAAAAAAAACTATATACATAAAAATCTATTAAATATGACACAAAAAACCTTAATTTTAATAAACAAGGCTAAGAGATTATCTAAAGCCGTTGAAATCCATTTACAGCAAATTAAACAACATGAAAACAATCCTAGTACACAAAAAATACAGAACAATATATGTTACCCAAGACTTGAAAACATGGACAAACATATCTACAGGACAAATAGGAACTAAAACTGATGAACAACTAAAACAAGATTTTGCAATACCATTGACGCTGAATAATATGGCTGATTGTAATTCTAAGGTACTAAATTTGATAGAAAACCTAAAAATGATACTAGAGTGAACAAAATGACAAAAAACAAGATTATTGAGGCTAAAATGAAATATTACAAAAATAAACACCCAATCTTTGATGAAACTGATTTAAACAACTTTAGATACTATACCCGAAATTGCAACTCAACAAACGGACTTACTCAAGGTATTATCGAATATCTAACATGGAACGGATGCCAAGCGGAACGGATTAACACCACAGGGCGCAAAATATCTACTAAGGAAATTGTAACAGATATTGTAGGATTTAAAAAACAAATAGGTAGCGAACATTGGATTAAAGGAACTGGAACTAAAGGTAGCCCAGATATTCATGCCATGATCCCAATTGTAATAAATGGGCAGAAATTAGCTCAAACTCTAAAGATTGAAGTAAAATTTGCCAAGGATAGGCAAAGCGATTATCAAAAGAAATATGAGCGGATAGTTAGTGAAATGGGTGGGATTTATTATATCGCTAGAAATATCGATGATACGGTTGAATGGATAGACCAATTATTAATAGATTATAAAATTGAATCTTAGGAAAAAAAATATTTGATTATTAAAACTATTTACTACATTTGCATTGAGCAAAGTTTTTTCATACAAAACGTGTTTATTTATTAGATTAAAAAGGCAAAGAAAGCTAACTAAGGTTGGCTTTTTTTGTACTTCGAAAAATCTAAGTGGTTCGGAAATACCGAACACTTCGAAAAATCTAACTAGTCGGAAATACCGACCACTTCGAAAAATCTAACTACTTTACTACATCTTAGAAAAATCCAACTACTTAGCTGAATAGTATAATTTCAGAAAAATCTAACCGCTTTATGATCCTTCCGAAAAATCCTCCTGGTTTTTCAAATACTTTTGACGGATAGCCTTGACAGCCTCTGCCAAGTCAGCAGCGCCATCAATCGGGATACTTACTTGTTTGCAAACGACTTTACACGAGTAAGGATTAGGACGACCCGCGCCCTCTCTCTTACCTCCGTTATATTTGCGATAGTCTGGTTTTTTTGCCATGTGTTTATATTTCAATTTTTCTTGTAAATGGACTATAATACAAATCCAAAGGGGTGTTTATTTTTGTAAATTTGTCAATTACCATCCCTTTTACAGAGTTGAATAATTTATGGCTTTCAACTAAATTAAAGTTTTCTTTAGTAAGTGGCAATTTTAAATCCCAAACTATATAATCTATCAAATCTTGCCTTACTTGATAAAGGCTATTTTTTAGAGCAATAGATAAATATTTTGCGTTAGTTATCCCTAAAGATTGACTATAAGTTTTTATAGCACATGATGAGCCATAATATAACTCTTCACCGTTTACATCTATACAATAAGTGCCTTTTAATTCTTTTCTACCGCAGCAATCGCAAGTTGTTTGAAAATCTGTAAACCCTATTAATTTTACTTCGTTTGACATTGTGTTTAATTGTTTAAAAAAGCAATATTACTCTATATTGATTATTTATACAAATATTTATTCAACTATTTTTAAAAGTATTTTTATTTGAAAATATTATTTCTCTGAAACGTAGTGATACCAACGCTTTAACAATCATTAACAAATTATTTACTAAAATACTTTGAATTAATGTATTGTAATCAAAAATTAGACTATATTTGCACTATCAATAACAATAAAACACAAAATAAAATGACAAATTCAAAAGCACAAATCGAAATCAAAGAAGTAGTAGCTACTGAAAAAGTAAAAGGAACAATTCTTATCATAAAAGAGCAACCAGTAATTGGTGGAGGAATAAACGAAACAAAATCAGAAAACACTATTTACGAAGCAAGTATTGTTTATGAGTTCTAAAAAGAAAAAAGAAACAAGAGGAGGCACTCGCAAAAACAACAACAAAAAACAACAAACACAATGACAACTGCAACAATCACAAAAACAATAGCTAAAGTAAATGATCAACCTTCTGAATACTCTACAGGCTTTAAAAGATTAACATCTCTACCATTACGAGTTAGACACAATGTAATTTTAGCTTGTGTATTAAAAGGCGAAAGCAACGATAACTCAATGAAAGACTTTTTAAACAACTTGACCGAGCAAGAATTTATCAATTGGTTAAAATTAGCATAATTGCAAACAACTAAAAACAACTTTTATCAAGAGGCTTAACCGCCTCTTTTTTTTGTTTCATGAATTATTACTACATTTGCCTCATGAATGATAAAGATACTCCGGATGGTTGGGGTGGATGCTAAAAAAATAAACAATGGCAAGACCAAGCGAATATAACTTCGAACTATGTAAGGAAATTTGCGAATTAATAGCAGACGGTGGCTATATAATCCAAGTCCTAGAATCAAATGAGAAATACCCTTCATGGTCAACTTTCAGACATTGGAAACGAGATAATGAAGAATTAAAAACATTGTATGTAAACGCTCAACAGGATAAGACCGAAGCATTGATAAATAACATTGTAAAGGTGCAACAAATGGCATTAAGAGGTGAAATAGATGCAAGTACAGCAAATGTTGTAATGCAAACTGATAAATGGCTATCTAGTAAATTTTACCCTAAAATGTTCGGGGATAGAACAGACATAACAAGCAACGGAGAAACGATAAAAACACCGCCAATAATTCAGCTATAATGTGATTATAAAACCTAATCCAACCGATAAATTTAAAATACTATACGACCTACCAAAAGATACATGGTTAGTAATTAATATAGGTGGGCGTGGTGGTGGTAAAAGCCATGAATCAAGTAAATACATAACTTT